CGCGGTGGTTGGATATTTCGCCTACCTCGAAACCACCAACGGCTTCAAAAAATGCGCGTTCTGCACCCGTGACGACATGGAGCGGCACGCGAAGAAATATTCCAAGGCGTTTTCCCGTGACAGTTCTCCCTGGCAAACCGAGTTCGACGCCATGGCCGAGAAAACCATGTTGCGCAAGCTGCTGGGCAAGTATGGGCTCTGGAGTATCGACATGGCCGAGGGCCTCGGAGGCGACAACGGATTCGACGAGGATTACCGGGCCGGCGCCAATGGAATGGCCCTGGACATGGGCGAGGCGCATCAGCCGTTGATTGAGGCGGGGGTGGACATGGAAACCGGCGAGGTGACCGATCATCTTGTTGACGCCAACAAAATGATCGACGGCGACGCTGACCCTGGCCCGCAGGAAGAACAACCGACCCCGCCTCCGTTCGCGGTGTGACTATGATAACCGTCGAGACTCTTGGCTCGAACAGCCACGGCAATTGCTACCGGTTGACCTCCGGGGGGAGTTCGCTCCTCCTGGAGTGCGGTTTGCCCTGGGCGCAGATCAGGAAGAGGCTGAACTTCAAGACCACCGGCCTGGACGGGTGCCTTGTCTCTCATTTTCACGCTGATCATTCCAAGGCGGCCGTCGACGTCATGCGCGCAGGGATCGACCTGTACGCCACGCAGGCGGCGTTTGATTCGGCGGGGATACCAGGGCCCCACCACCGGTTCAAACCGCTCCTCTGCCGGCACACCATCGACATCGGAGCGCACTGGCGGGTGATGGCGTTCGAGGCGGTTCACGATGCACCAGGGACCGTCGGCTTTTGGATCACGGACAAGGACGGTGACAAGCTGGTGTTCCTCACCGATAGCGCGTTCGCCTACTACACGTTTCCCGGGACCAATGTCTTCATGGTCGAGGCAAATTTCTCCGAGCAGATCCTACAGCGCAACGTCGAGGCCGGGTTGATCGACGCAGCCAGGGCCCGCAGGGTCCGCGAGAACCACATGAGTATCGAGCGGGTTGTCGAAATGCTGAAAGTAAACGACCTGAGCAATTGTCGAGCCATCCACCTGTTGCACGGATCGGACGGGAACTCTGACGCAGTTCAATTCAAACGGATGGTCGAGGAGGCCACCGGGATACCAACGACAGTTGAGGGGTGAGTTGTGAGATTTGATTTTACCGACGAACGGGGGCTGCAGTGGGAGATGGCCAGGGAGATACTGGAGGGCGGCGATGTTTACGAATAACCCTCTTTGGTGGGTCACAAAGGACGGAGACGCCGCCTGTCTCGCCCTCTATAACCGCCACTATTCGGCCTATCGGTACGCCGATGGGCGAGAGAGAAAACTGTTCTGCGGCCCTGGCGAGAAGTTGGTCCTGCGGACATGGGGAGGAGATGCTTGCTTTGTGTGGAGAAAATTCAAGGACGATTCAGGGCAAACCGGAATCAACAGCGAGGTGTTCCGCAACGAGTCAGCCCATCTTAGCTCGAGACTCATTCGCCAGGCGGACGCGATTGCTGATCGAATCTGGCCTGGTGAGAGGCATTATACCTACGTCAATGAGGAAAGGGTCAGGTCAAAGAACCCTGGATGCTGTTTTCGAGTCGCCGGGTGGCGGCGATGCGGAGTGACCAAGGTAAGAAAACTGCTAATTTTCGAGAGAAATCCATAAACTTCTGCCCCAGAGACTTCAACAGCGACATGGCTGACCCCGGGAACCTCGCCTACTGCCGCGAAATCCAGCGGCAGGACGGCGAGGCCTGCCGGAAGAAGCGGTGCCAGTATTTTGTTCAAGTGGAACGCGAAGAAGTGCGTCCATGTAACCGCAAGATCGATATTGTTCAAGGTCGGTTATTTTGAACGCTGGCCGCTGGCGAAGATGGTGCAGGACAAGCGAACAATTGTGTTTACTTGTTGAAAATTGTGCCATTTTGTGCGACACTACGGGCGCTGACGGCTGGGCTGGCTACCCGGAGGACAAGGCTGTCGGCAAAACTGGACAAACAAGGTGAAATGATATGATCGCATCGAATTATGAAGGCACGGGCTCGACCGGCCAAACGAAAACCAAGGGGTTTCACCTTCCCCGTCCAGGTTTCCGTGGTCGAGCCCGTGCCTTTTTTCGTTTGCGAAAGGCTGTTGCATGAACACTGATTTTCGCATTGCTGTAGGCATGACCACCAACCCGAAAACCATAAAACTCATGCGTCGGTGTGGAGACCGCGCGTTTTTCTGTTTGATTAATCTCTGGTCATGGGCCGCCATGAACAAGCCCGACGGGGACTTATCAGGCATGGACTATGAGGATGTGGAGATTGCGGCCGGGTGGATTGGCAAGACTGGCGCCTTTGCTGAACAGCTCTGCGAAATAGGGTTAATGGATTGCGAGGACGGGAACTTTTCTCTGCACGATTGGACGGTCCATAATCCATGGGCGGCCGGATCGGAAGACAGGTCAGACGCCGGGCGGTTGAACAGGATGAAAATGACCATGCCTGACGAGTACGGACGGTTGGCAGAAGCGGGAGCAACAGGAATATCAAAGGCTGATTATGAGTCAATCAGGCGGTCTCGAAAGAAGGCTATCACAAAGCCACCCTTAAGCACCCTTAAAGCCACCCTTGAGTCACCCTTGAGCGAGCCTTTAACTCCAGCTCCTGCTCCTGCTCCTGCTCCTGCTCCTGCTCCTAACGTAAAAGAAAGAGAGAGAGAGGGCGCTGACGCGCCTGCCCCTACCCTTGATTGCCCGCATGAACAAATCATCGCCATCTATCACGAAACCCTTCCTCAGTGTCCGAGAGTGAAAAGTTGGGGCGAAGCATCACGCAAGGCGCTGCGCTTGAGATGGCGAGAAGACAAGGTGCGGCAAACTGACAGATGGTGGCGGGATTTCTTCGCCTCTGTGGCCGCAAGCGACTTCCTGACCGGAAAGGTCAATGGCAGCAAGGGCGACCCGTTCATCGCCAACTTGAATTGGCTGGTCAAACCAACCAATTTCGAGAAGGTGCTGAACGGATCCTATGGACAGCCCTGCGCGCCTTCCAGTGGCCATACCCGGGAAAACTGCGACTACTACGCGCGCCAAGGCGCCTGCAAAGATCGCGACCCGGCCACCTGCGCAACCTGCAGCGCATGGAAGGAGGTCGCCCGATGATCCCCCCTCACAACATAGAAGCAGAGCAGGTCGTTCTCGGGTCGATGTTGATCAGCCCCGAAGACGTGGCCGTGGTCATTAACGATCTTTCCGCAGAAGCGTTTTACAGCCCTAAACACGCAATTATTTTCAACGCCTGCGCCGAACTGTTCAACCGCGCCGATCCAGTCAATCTGGTAACCGTTGCCGAGCACCTGCTTGCAAGTGGGCAAATAGCGCAGATAGGCGGGCCGGCGTTCCTTTCCAGCCTCACCGACACGATCGCCTTTGCCGGGCAGACCCGCCACTACTGCCGCATCATCCGAGACAAGCACCGCGCCAGGAGGGCAATTGACATGGCGAACAGGATGCTGCGTCGTTGCTACGATAACGAGCCGATTGATAACATCACCGAGGACTTCGGAACTGAATATTTCGACCTTATGGAAGACCGGACGCGTGGGGCCAAGCCCGTTTCGCAGATCGTCAAAGAGGTAGTCGCCGAGATCAGGAGCACGGTTGCAAACGGCGTTGACGAGGGCCTTATGACCGGGTTTGCCGACCTTGACGGCCGATGGAATGGACTGCACCCGGGCGAACTGACCGTTCTTGCCGCCAGGCCAGGGATGGGCAAGACCTGCCTTGCGGTCAATATCGGATGTCAAGTCGCGGCCCGCGGCAAGCACGTGCTCATGTTCAGCCTGGAGATGCAGGACCGGTCATTCGTCCGGCGGATGATTTCGGCCTATTCCCGGGTAAGCGGCGACAATATCCGCAAAGGCCTGGTGACCGATGGCCAGTTGCAACAGATCGAAGACGCCGGGCTGCGGATAGGCTCTTTGCCCATCATGATTGATGACGCCTCATCGCTGACTATCAACGAGCTGATGGCCATGGCCAAGCTGAACAAGATCAAGCACGGGCTCGACCTCATCATCATCGACTACCTGCAATTGCTTTCCGCAAAAGCCGAGAACAGGACGCAAGAGGTGAGCATGATCAGTCGGCGAGCAAAAGTCATGTCCAAAGAGTTGGACGTGCCAGTAATCCTTGTTTCGCAATTGAGCCGGGCGCTTGAATCTCGCACGGACAAGCGGCCGCTCCTGTCCGACCTGCGCGAGTCTGGCGCCATCGAGCAAGACGCCGATGTGGTCGCTTTCATCTACCGCGACGACTACTACAACCCGAGCCCGGACAATCCGCTGGCCGGCCGCGCCGAGGTGATAACGGCGAAACAGCGCAACGGCCCGACCGGGAAAGATACGCTTTGGTTCAGGGGCGAGTTAAGCAAGTTTGAAACCATCGACAAAAGGAATATGGAATGACTGTTAAACCTAGGATCGCTCGATACAACAAGTCTACAGATTGCATCGAACTTGCCGTATACATGGGAGGCGGAACGTATGAAATAGCCATGGG